TGTTGGTATGTGACGGGAGTACCGTCAGGCAACTGGGGAGCCGCGCCGAAGCCGTACAGGACGGGCTCTTCGTGGTAGTTACGGGGGATACCGTCTTCCTCGCGGAAAACACGTGACCATTCATCTGCGCGCTGGTCATATACGCCATCGAAACATTCGTTCAGGATTGGTTCAACAATCGAACGAAAGTCCGTACTTCTCATTGGTGCGGCCATTTTTTATGCCTCCTTAGATTGCGTTGATGGTGGCAACATACTGCGACCGGCTGATTTGCACCTGCACGGTTGTATAGGCGTCACCCCAAGCGTTATCCACGCCGTTGTACAGACCGATAATGCGCATATCGCCCACCGCGCTAGAACCAGCCAGCGTTGTGGAGATGGTTGCGGCAGACAGGCCGGTGGTGGTGGAGCCAGCAGTGATGTTGGTGAAGTTAGCTTGATCTCCAATGGAGGTCTGGGCCAACGAGCCATCAGCTTGGATGTCGTACACGATGTTGGGGTCGCTGTAGTAATAAGCTACGCACGAACCAGTCACATACGCGGTGGATGCGGGCCAGTAATTGGACACGCGGCGACGGCCGGTGGTATCAGTCCACTCCACACCAGCAAACGCGCCTTGGTAGGCGCTGCCAGCGGTAGCAGCGATGATCACGCCAGAGCTGTTCAAAGCTACTGGTTGGCCTTTCAAAAGCGACGAGCTGTAGCCCGAAGCAATGCCGTCAGTCAGCGCCACAGCCCGATCCAGTCCCGAAGGGTGGAAAGAAGGACGCAAACCAAACGGAGTAGAGGTTGCACTCATAAAATACTCCTTGAATTAGCCGGTAAAAACCGGCGCTCGGTTGGGTTGCTGCGCAAAGTTCCCCAAACCGTCACCCTCAACGCCCACCAGCGACTTCCCGCGACTGTCCCGTGCGCCCTGTAGATTTTCCACTTGAACGCGGATTTTTTCTTCCTCGTCTTGTGGCATATCGTGGTGCATGTGCGTCATGATGTCTTGGAAGACATCCATCGGCAATTTGAACAGCAACATCTCGTTGCATGAAATGAATCCAACGTGCTGTCCAGACTTCACGCGATATTCTTCGTACCCGGGTATCTCTTCAGACTTAACTGGAACGTACCCGAGTCGCATCCGTTTATCGATGGAATCGTAACTGTTGGTTGTTGAGAGCCAGCAAAGATGCCAACCGTCAAGGTCGGGCAATTTGGGCAATGCGGATTGTGTCCATTCCTCGCTCCACATACGTTTACGTTCCTGCGTGGAAATGAACTTTTCTTCAGGGGCTGCCCGGCTGCCGTCCTCGTTTGCACGAGTTTCGCGCTGACCGGTTCCTAGAGATTTCTTGAGACGTGATTCCATGATTAGTTACTCCGTTGGGTGTTTCGTGCTTGCTCTGCGTATCGCTTGATCATCTTTGCGCGCTTTTCGGGGTTTTCCCACATGCCTGCATCCTTCATCGCACGCACTTGTTCAGCGGTGAGAGTGAAAGTACGGTTTGTGCCCCCGTATGCGGCTGATGCTTCGCGTCCTGAGCTTCCCACGGTATTCCTTGGAGTCCTGTTAGGTGATTCACGTCGGTCTGACGATTCATTATATCTATGGGGAAGCCGTTTCTGCAAGCGATTGTCTAATTCGTCCCAATAATCCGACGTTCCGGGGTTCCAGCCCTCTTTTACAAGGTCTTCGTCGATCAATTTGGCGATCCGGCTGTCGGTATCGGACAAATCCGGCTTGTACCAGTCGTTTCGGTCGATCCATTGGGCGGCTTGACGCTGAACACCGGGGTCAATGCGGGGTCCTTCGTTTGTTGGGCGGTCTGCCTGCTGTTTCAGGTGGTTTAACTGGTCCACCTTCTTCCGGGCCTCGTACAAAGCCTCCTGCGCGGCCACTGCGGCCTCTCCATCGCCCGAGCTGGTGGCCTCGGACAGCTTCATCCGGTGGTATTCCACCCGGACCTGCTCGTCGTCAATGGCTTTTTCCAGTCTGGCCATGTCCGCGCCCTGCGTACGGCGCTCAACTTGGGACAGCCGGTTGGCCATTTCCTCGTTTTGGCGCTGCAACATCTGCAAGCGGACGTCTTTTTCCTCATTGGTTTTGCGGATCAGGTCCTTTTTGGACCGGCGGCGGGCCCGGCGGGCGGCTCGAACGGCGTCCGAATCGTCAGGATGGTCCTCGTCACCAGCATCATCGCCGCGCGGGGTGGGCTCATCGTTGCTATCGGTGGGCAGCAGGTTCTCCGGCAGCTCAACTGTGGCTGTGCCGTCACCGCTTTCTTGTACGTACAACGGTTCTTCTTTCATTTCTGTGGCCATGGTATCTCCTTAGACGTAGGCTTTGAACGACAACGGGTTGTCGGTGACCTTGGCAATCAGCTCGTGATCGTTGATGGTCATGAACAAGACGGGATTCAGGTCGCCGTTTTCCTCATTGGTTGCTGGCCGCTCCCAGCGGTCACCGCCCCAGCGTGGCACGCGGACATAATCCCCGATCTGGGCCCAGCTCCCCTCGGGCCACGACGCCATGGTGTCCTTGTTTTTGAACGCCAACGGTCCAATGGCCACGACCTTGCCGATCATGTTGTTCCACTTCTCGTTTTCCTTGGTTTCTTCCACCAAGATGATCTTGCCTGCGTTCTTTTTGATGCGACGTAGCTGGACAATTACTCGACCACCGTAGGGCGATTGGCCCGGATGTACATCAGGAAATGCCCACGCCAGCTCTGCCGGTTCGGCCTCCGTCTGATCCCCGCTTACCACGGGGATTGGTTTCTCGCTCATACTCACTCCTAGTTACACAAACCATATTTCAGGTTCAGAATGCGCATATTTCAGCGCGGCTTGGGACCTTTCGGTCTTAATCTCTTTCGGCGAGTTTCGCGTTCAAGTTATCCATTACCCACTGCAGGCCCTGATACTCGCCGACCAGTCGGACGTACGAGTCATAGTTTCCTACAGGGGTTTCCACGAGCGACTTCCGAATTTCGGATTGCCGCTCTAAAAGCATATGAAGTAGTTCTTTTATCACTTATTCTTCTTAGCGACGTGGCTCAGACCACCGGCCGGTTTGGCCGAAGACTTGCTGTCGCCTTTGGCTTGCATGGACTGGCCGGTAATCGGCACGCCCATTGCCATGCGCTTGTGCTGGGGCACATTCACGCTCTTTTGTTCTGCATCACTGTTGGCCATTTAATACTCCTTCGGGTGCAGCCGGGGCTGCGGGTTGCGCGACGGGTGCCGCAGGTTGAGCCATCTGTTGGATAGTCTCGTGGGTTAATTTGGCGTTCTCGATGGCGACCTTGGTGTCGTTGTCCATTTTGTGCTTGGCGATGTCCGCTTGCATCTGCTGGACATCGATCTGCACGTCCTGCTGGTCGCGGGCGGCCTTGCGCTGGGTTTCGGCCATGGCAGTGTCCTTGACGACCTGCGCGTCGGGCGGAAGCTGCGGTGGAGGCATGCTCTGCTGCAGCATCTGCTGGAGCTGCTGGATCTGCGGCAGGATCTGCGCAAACACCTGCTGACTGTCCATGGCCACGTGCTGGCCAACGGTGGCGTAGAGCTGGTCAATGATGCCGGTCAGGTGCGGATTGTCGTAGTCGGTCACCGGCCTGCCACCACGCAAGTTGGACACGTAGCCGTTCATGCGGTTTAAGTACCACAGGGTCATGTGCTGCTTGATGTGCTCGATGCAGTTGGGCAGGAATTGCGGGGCGATGAATGGGTTTGCACCAAATGCCGGGTCCATGCCAAACATCAGGTGGCCTTGGATGTGCGCCAGATGGTCCTGCTGCATGTAAGCATAGGACGGCTTGCCAATGGACATGGCGGCATTCTCGTCGGCCAACGTGCGCTGCTCGGGCGCTGGCACGTCCTTCATCAGCTCGGAGATGTTCGGGATCTTGATCTGCTTGAGGAAACGCTCTTCCACGGCTTTGGCGTCGTACAGCTCGGGGTGGGCATCCGCCCGTTGCAGCACCGCCTGCATCTGGGCCATGCGCTGGGTTTCGCTGAAGATGTGCGGGTCGGATACCGGGATGACGTCGGTGTTGCGCTCAAAATCCTCGCGTTCAATTTCCAGATCTTGAACGATCTCGCCCTTGCGCATCTCATCAAAATGCCAGCGGTTCAAGCGGCACAGAACCTTGATCAGGCGTGCTTGCGACTGGTGCAGCCGGGCGTGGATGGCCGAGTAGACCGCAGCACCCTGCTCTATCAATGCTTGCGTGGTGCCCACAGGGGCGTTGCTGGTCACGTCAGCGATCTTTTCTTCGCTGGTGGTCACTACCCCCTTGGCGGCGTTATCCAGCCAGCCCAGCAGCTCAAAGAGCACCGGCGACGGCGCGTTGAACGGCATGGGCATGGCAATCTTGCGGATGTCGTCCACGCCGGGCGCGCCTTCGATCTCGGCAACCTGCGTCACCTCGATCTGCTGGGTCTGGCCGCTGATCTTCGCGCCCTTGAGCTTCAGCATGGTCGCGGCGTTGTTGATGTGCGCCGAGTCCAACAGCGCGCGCAGGGCACCGGTCAGGGCTGCGGAGAGCCCGCCAATCAGGTGCGGCAGGCCAATGGCATACGCGCCGCGCCACGGGATGAACTTGAACTCAATGATCCAATCGAGCTTGGTCATCGTCTCGTCGCCCTCTTCCCAGTTGCGGTACAGGCCGATGACCTCGGAGCTTTGCTCGTCCACCATCATGATGTACGGGGCCATTTCGCCCTTGGAGAACTTGTCGTCTTCAAACTCCAAAAATGCGTAGATGTGGTAGACCTTGCGCAGGCCGTCATCATTGTCTTGGAACTGCTTGCCCTCGATCTTGTCGTTGGCCTTTTGCGGGCGGCTCTGCTCGGGCTCTTGGCCGCTGGTCAGGTTGGAGCCGCCGACGTACATGCCGTTGGCCACGCGCCGGTTGTATTCCCACTCGGTGATCTCGTGGACCTCGGCCGCACGTTGGGCGGTGTAGAAGTTGGTGGCCGCAAAGGGCAGGATCACCCGGTCAATGGGCAGGAACTCCACCGTGGGGCGCTTCTTCTGCTCGTCATACCAGAGCTTCAGGAACTGCGATCCGCCCAGTGGTAGCTGGGTCAGCATCTGCTCTTGCTCGTCGCGGAACTCTTCAATCTGCTCAGTGATCTGCCAGTTGAGGAAGTCGCGCTTGCGCTCGGCGCGCTGGGTCTTCAAATCGTCAACTTGACCAATGATCTTGGTGCGGACCGGGCCGTCCGGTGGAAACAGCTCCTTGATGGCGCGGGATGCAAAGTCCACGCAGCCCTCGGCCATGACCGGATGCACCACCTTGGATGCGCCGTAGAAGTTGGCCCCGCCGGGTGCGTCCTTACCCAACCCGGTGCGCTTCATGCCCTCTTCGTACTGCTTGTCGCGCTCCTCGCGGGCGTTTTTGTCCTTGTCCAGCAGGTTGACGTAGCGCATGCCCAAGCTGTTCAGGTCGTAGCTGTCCATGGTCTCAACCATGTTGGAGTAGAAATCAGGCGACTCCTCCGGGCCGGACGTCTCCATGCTGACTACAGCAGAGCCGTCGGGCATCTCCACAACGTCGGATATGTCGTCGGGCAGCTCAACGTCCGCCGATCCGTCTTCGTTCAGCTCGGGGTCGTTTAGATCGTCTTGTTCTGCCATCATTTAACCTTTTTGGAATAGTGCTTCACGCTCTCCAACTCGTACCGCATAGCATCGAGGTTTGGTGAAACGGTGATTTTCTCTTTAGTGTAGCCCACGGGCTTGATGCTGCCGCCCTTGGCTTTGGTGATGTCGGGATCATTGGGGTTATACGTTCCACGATTGCCAATGGCAGACTTGATCATGCGGGGATCAAATACCGCATGCGTAATTCTTCCTGATTCTTTTGCGGTAATGCCGTCATACCCGCGCTTCATTGCGGCTTCAATAAATTCTGGGCTGTTCACCACATGGTATGGCTCCATTTCATCAGAATAAATTGAAGTATCAACCCCTAACCGTTTTGCGGTTTTGAGCGCGTCATCTAAGTGGCCGTTCAAGTCAAATCCCAAACGCAATGGTTTTTTTATATTGATGTGTACCGGCATCACGTAGCCGTTTTTTCCGGCATAAGTATTTGTTGTGTATGGTTCTTTTGCTACCCAATTAGCAAGATTGGTAAATTGTTTAATGGCCGCGCCACTATCTTCTTCATAATCATCATGACTTTGCGTGCCGTGGTACATCCGGCCTTTGACTTTGCTTTCGGACAGGAACTTGGCAAGATTGGCGTCGTGCTCTGCGCGTGACACTTTTCCGCCCTTCGCTTTACCCTGCGACGCCAGCCACTGCGCAAAGGTCGGCATCTGGTTGGTATACACGTTCTTCATGGCCTCGTCGTACGCCTTGTTCAGCGCGGACTGCTGGGCCATCTGCTCACGCAGGGCAGTAAGCTGTGGGCTCAATGGGCGCAGGGGCGGCACGGGTCCGCCTGTAGCGTAGTTCTCGCGCTTGCCGTAGGTGGGTTTATGCGCCAGCACCAGCGGGCCAATCTGAACTACGTGGGCGGAATGGGTGACCGGCTTCATGGTCTTGCGGTCGTAGAAAAACCCATGCCTGCGCGGGTCAAATCCAACCTGCGCATAGTCCGGGTCGTTCAAGTGGGTCTTCATGTGCTCCACCGCTTCGTCCTCAGACATGTGGTGCAGATCGCCCTTGATGCGGGCAAAAGATGACTTGCCCTTCTCCCCCATCCCAACTTCTTCGGCCTTGTGCGGGGTGGGATCGAACACGGCATTCTTTACCGACGACACGGGACCGTACGCAACTTTCAGATTGTCATCGCCCTTGCCCTCTTCGTCGTGAACCGAATTGACCCATACGCCGTGGGTCTCGTAGGCCGGGATATCCAAGCGCAACCCGACCTTGCGGCCCGCTGGCCACTGCTCGTGGCCGCGCCACTTTGGCTTTTGCGCGGGCTTCAGCGCACGCTCTGCGTCCTCGTCCGTCGCAGGCTGCGGCACGAACTCGTAGGGCTTGATGGGCTTGTGCTTGGCAATTAGCTTGTCGAGCTGCTTGTGCGTCGTAGTGCCCGCAGCGATGCCGCGTATGGCCGCTTCCAGCTCCGGGTGCTTGCGTTGCAGGTTAGGGTCGTAGTTAGTTGGCTTGACCTCAACCTCGCCGCCTTTGGCGTACAGCGGCACGCCGTTCTTGGTCACGTCCTCGCGCATGGCTGGGGTGATGGGAAATATGTGGACCGGAGCCATTTTGGGTGGTTGCTTGGCAGAATACTCGGCCATCATCTGTTGCGTCTGGGGGTAGGACAGTTGACCCCAGTTTTGTTCTGGTATGCCACTTGCCCGCAGCATTTCGGTCTGACTATGGCCGTTGGGGTCGTCAATGTTGACCTGCCCCTGCCCGACCTTTGCGCCGTACTTCTTGCCAAACTGGTTCAGGAAGTTGGGCACGATTTTGTCGTAGAAGCCCTTCATGCCTTCACCACCGACCTTGATGTCGTCGCCTTCAAGGTAATGAAAACCGCCTTGTCTGGGCGAAGCCATTAACTTTTGCGCCAACTCTTTACCCACCAGTTGAGACACGCGTTCAGGTGTTGCCCCGTGCTCGTGCATAGCCGTTTCTCTGTTTGGTTTGAACGCAGCAAAATGTTGTCGTTCTGGGTCATACGACAACACGCCAATACGCTGGGCCAGCCCATACCGATCCGCTTGCTCTTGCCCCGGCGTAATGGCGATGGCATCGTAGCCATTCTTGGCGGCGTGGTGGATCATCTTCTTGAGCGCCATCTCGTGCCAGTTTTTTTTGAACGGGGCATCGGGCACTTTGCCCGTTAATTTGCCCAACGCAGCAAGCCTATTTGCATAATTCTCGCTGTACGTATCAGGCTCAATGCTGCCGTCTGACCATTTAATTCCATACTCATCTTCATCAACTTTGTAGGGCTCGCCTGTCAATTTTTTTGGTTGCCCCGCAGGCCGATAACCATGCTCACGCCCCTGTTGATGCCAATCAGATTGCAGCTCTTCAATGTGCAGAATTTTTTCGCCGTTGGGCCCGGTACGGTCTTTGGCTCGGACGCTGGCCAGTATGTTGGGAGCGCCGCCAAAATGTTGTGGCACACCGGGAAATCTTTCTGCTGATTTAGGATGCTGCAACAATATTTCACGGTAGTTGCTTCCACCCGGCAGTGTGTAACTTTCATGATGTTCTTCTTGAGTATGGCGAGCCGTAGGCACCACGGGCGGCTTACTTTTCAGCGCCTCCATGAACTGCGCCCGCTCCATCTTAGGCATGTTCACCAGCGCCTGCAGCCCACGGTCCTCAGCTTCCTGCGCCTTGTAGCCGGGCATCTTGCTCAACTCGGTCATGAACTCCGCGCCGGTCCCCTTTGGACGGGGCAGGGTCTGGGCCAGCCGGTCGATGGGAGAGTAGAAACTCACAGCTTGCGCTCCGTCAGTTGGATGTCATGGGTCGATCCACCGCGCTTCATGCTCAGGTCGTCCTTGGTCGTGTCGTAGGTCCCACGGTTGCCGATTGCGCTCTTGATCATGCGGGGATTGAAATGCACGACCTCGGTCAGTTTGCCGTCGCGGTACTGCATGATGGCGTCGTGACCAGCAGCTTGCGCCCGGGTTTTCACCTGATTGCCAATACCGCCTCTTTCATCGTAAGCCTTCTCCACAATCTTGTTGGCTTTGTCCCGGTCAACACCGAGCTGCGTCAGCGCAAGGATCATGGGATCTTCGGCACCCTTGGAATGCAGCACGAGCGGGTTCAGGATGCGGGCGTGGACCGGGAGCATATTGCCGCCCCGCTGCGATGGCAAGACATTGCCAGAGTCTCGCTGCCTCAATGCCTTGAGCCCGACGTCATGGTGGTGCTCGTTTGCCAGCATGGACAGGATTGCATCGTCGTTCGGAATGCCGCTGTAGCCGCTTGCATGGGATGCGTCAGGGGTCAGGTATACCCCAGCACCTAATGCGCCTTCCTTGCTAGGTTTAAAGCGGCGGATAGCCTCATTGCCTTTGCCGCCCTCGGTCGCAGTCGTACCGTGGTACAGGCGCATGGGCGTGTGGCTACCCTCAAGAAACTTTCCCAACGCTTTCCGCATATCCTCCACCGGGACTGGTCCGCCTCCGGCCATCTTTGGCATGGTCGGCCCGGGGCGTTGCGGCATCGCCTGTGGGTTCGGCCGCATGGCCTGCATGGCTTGGCCTTGGGGCGTCAGGGCAAGGATGTTGCTCTGCGGCTGGCCGGGCCGTGGTGGTGGAGCTCCGGGCGCTCCGGGTGGCGGCATGCCAGCTTGGGGCGGCTGGCCGGGTGACTGTCCGGGCGGCAGTCCACCTTGCGGCTGGCCGGGCTGCATGGGCATCAACTGGTTGCCCGGCGTCAGGGGCTGGAAGTCCACACCACCAATGGGCAGGCCAGCACCGTTACCGCCGTTGGGCGACACGAACGCTTTGATGGGCAGGTCGGGTGCCTCATTGACGCCAACGTCCTTGATGTTCATCAAGTTGGGTGCCTTGCGCAGCATCAGGCTGGCCAGCATGGTGTCCTTATCGGGCTCTACGCTGCCGCCGTCGGCCATCTTGCGGGTGGGTTTGCGGGCAACATGCTTGACCGGGGTCCATTCTTCGCGCTCTTCCGGGTCGTGGCGGTGGGCCAATTGGAACTGAGCCGCAAAGCTCATCTCGGGATTGGACATGTACTCGTCGAACTGGCTCTCGCGGTGGCTCGGGTGCAGGACGCCGGAGTGACCGACAGCGCCACCAGCGGCCATGAACTTGATGGGCTGGGGTGCGGCGTACTCTTTGCCCGCGCTGGCTTCCTGTGCGTGCGGAGGATCAATCTCGTACTCGCCGTTGTTGCTTTTGGCGTGTTCGATGTGGCCTTGGTTCACGTGGTGGGTGAACGCTGACTGGTGCTGGACAGTGCTCGTGGACGTGGTCGGCGTGGTCATCAGCAGGTGGCCAGCCTCTTTGCCGTTCTTGGTCTTGAACCGGTCCTTGGGCAGGAATTCCTCGTCCTTGAAACGGGAGTCGGTCGGGATCATGTGCTCGACGCTCTCCATCTTGCCGGTCGATTTGTTCTTCTTGCGCTCTGGGACGTTGACCAACCGAGGGTGCAGGATGTGCTGCTTCTGGTAGTCGTAGCGCTGATCGTTCAGCGTGGTGTGGCCAAAGTGCGCCTTGTCGGGCGTTGTGGGCTTGCCAGTGGGTCCAAAGTGGCCAGATGGGCCCTCGGCCTTCTCTTCCTCGGAAAGCTCACTCACGGGCCTTCCAGTGGACCAGTACTTGGCATGGGTGATGTTTTTTTCCATGTTTTTGGCCAGCGGGGAGCCGCGCTTGACGTCGGTCACCATGTACGAACCCTTGGGCGGCGTCTTGTGGCCTTCGTCGTTCACTAGGTCATCACCCTTGGCGGTCGTGGCCGTTATGGTGGAGCGGACGCGCTGCTTGTCCCGGGCAATGTTCTCGGCCACCGAAGCGCCCTGCTTGGTCTTTGGCCCGACGTTGGAGTAGGTGACGTGGTAGCCGTTCTCCGGGTCGTGCATCTCGTTGGTCTTGCCGTACGAGTTTGCGGTGATGGGCGGCTTGCCTTCTTCGGCACGCTGCTTGTTCAGGCCCCGGATGACATGGCGGGATGACACGTCGGTCTCGTCCACTACATTGGGACGGAACAACAGGCGCATGTTTTTCTTGTCAGCTTTTTCGGCAGCCTCACGCATAGAGCCGGTGTGGGCTAGTATCCAGTCCTTGGTCATAGCCGGGTCGTGCTTGGCTTGCTCGTGGCATGCCCGGCGCACGGCAGCGTTGACGTACTGGGACTCGGCATTGGGCGCAAAGCATGTGCCCCGCATAGTGTCCACCACGCCGCTCTTATCAACCCCACCGCCGCAACCCTCGGTCTGGCCCGCGCAAGTGTTGAGCACGTGGCGCATCTCGTTCGTGCCATGGCCAGATGTGTACAGGGCATGGCCAGCGATACCCTTGGACGCAAAGCCTTCGTAGCCCCGACCCTTCTCGTCGTGCTCGTGGCGGACGGTGTCGAGCTTCTCGCTCTTGTCCAGAGTGTTGGCGGTTTTGCCAATGTGCTTGGCCATACGCAGCTTTTGCAGGGCGTCTTGTTCCGCGCCGATCTGCTCGTGCAGTGGCTTGTCAAAGTGCTCTTCTAGGGTTTCTTTGTGGAGGCGGCCCATCTGGCCAACGGTCAATGGGGGGCGATTCTCAGATCCGTAAACTGACGCACGGGCGTCGTTGATCTTGTTCATGCCCTCTGCGTGCTGGGTTCCTTCCAACATGTGCCGGGGAACTACGATGCCCTTGACGCCGCCAAAGCCCTTTGCGTTGACCAGAACTCGAGTGGGCTGCTTTTTCTGCGCCACTTCGGCGCGCATCTGTTCTACGGTTGGTGCCACATGACCTCCAAATAGGGTTTGGCGCGCATTCTACGCGGCATAAGGATTTTCCCTGTTACGGTGACCAGCGTCAATGTAGTCGTCCTCGTCCACCCATTCCCGTGGGAAGTCGATGGTCAGCCACCCGGCATCACGCAGGTAGCGCAGGGCTTGGCTCATGGCGTCCACAAAGTCGTCATGGGCGGTATCCGGGAAGCTGCAGACCTGACTGACCATGCCCTCGGCCCAGTCTCGCACAAACCCTTTGCGCTTGCTGGACTCGGGTATCCACACCCTGCCCGCCTTGATGATGTTGGAGACGATGCTCAGGCGCTGGATCTTGTCGGCCTTGCCCGGGTTCCACGGGATCACCGGCAGGCCAGCCCGGCGCAGGTCTTGGATCAAGCTGATACCGGCGCTCTTGTCCTCGATCAGCAGGACGTCCACGCGCTTCTTTTCCCGGCCGTCGCCGTAGACTGTCTCATACTCGTCCACGATCCGGGGCCGCAGGTCGGGATACTGCAGCCGGTCCTGCCAGCAGTCGATCACCATCACGCACATGCCGCCATCAGTGGGCTTGAAAACCCCAAAGGTTATGTGAGCGGTCGGATCGTTCTGCGTCTTCTCGCTGGTTGCCACGTCCATGGACTGCACGATGTACTCAAACTTGGGAAACTCCCGGCCATCAGGCCACAGGCGGAACCAGTCGCGCTTGACGATGCCGCCTTCCTCGGGGTCAATGATCTCCGCATGGATCTCCTGCCGCCCGAGGTTCGTGCCCTCATAGCTCAGGATCTGCTTTTTGAACGACGGCGCAAGGTTGTCGATGTTGCTGTACGTGCTGGCCCGGGTTATCACCACGTCGTCGCCTTCACGGGCGATCAGGTCCATCACAACATCTTTTGGTTTTGGCGTGGTGGAGCAGATCAACCGGGTGTGCTTGCCCAGCCGGATGCCGAACTGGATCATGTCCCAGCTTTCCTGCAGGTACTCCCAAGCGGCCAGCTCGTCCAGCCAGCCACCGTGAAACTGCGGACCCCTGAACCTTTCGGGCTCGGACGCCGGGATGCCCTTGATGAGCGAGCCATTGATCAGGACAAGCTCATGCAAAGATTTGTTGTAGTCCTTGATCAAATCCGGCGGAATGACGGACATCAGGCCGGAGTCGCCCTCAAAGCAGGTTGCCCGCAGGTCGCTCGATGTCGGCGCGGATACCAGCCACCGGGTGCCGGGCTGCTCCCATGCCCACCATGCTAGGTTCTCTGCGGCCGACCGGGTCTTACCGGCTCCACGGCCTGCGCACATCAGCCAGACGGACCACCAATCGCCTACGGGCTCAATTTGGTGCCGGTGGGCGGTCATGATCCACTTGGCCCGCCATGCGAACGCAATGCGATGGCTTTGCGGTAGCTGTGCGAACTGATCCCGGAGCTTGGGGTCGCGCAGGATGTCAGCTAGGTTGCCCATGGAGTAACGGCAACTCGATGCTGCTCTTCCACCGTCTTCAGGTCGGCCAGCACCTCTCGGGGCACCAACTCGCAGTCAATGTTCCACAAGTGGTCGTCAATGACATTCCACTTGTTGACCGACCAAAAGATGCGCGGTCTTATATGCAGGCGCAGACGGAAGCGGTAGGAAGTCGCGGTGTAGGTGGCAAAGTCGTACCATGCCCATATAGCCAGAAAGCCACCCGGTGCCCGGCGTAGGTTCAGTCCCAGCTTCATGATATTGCCCTCTGGCGTGTGGTGGATCATCCCGGCTGGCCTTCGAGCTTGGCCATGGACATGTACTTCAGGACCTCACCGAACACGTCAAAGCTGGTCTCGACCACCAGCGGGTTCTTGTCGTCACCGGCCACCACGGTGCGGTTGCCATACTTGGAAGGGTCCCAGCAGGCCAGCAACTTTAGTCGGGTCTCAATGCGCAGCTTGCGGTGGCCGAGCATGTCCTCGATGGTCACCCGGCTGCCTTTGTCGTCCAGCACCTCGATCTGGCCAAGGTGAAAGTTGTCGGCGATCTCTAGCGTTTCCTCGGCCATTGCTTGGTATCCGGCCTCTCGCGCGCGTGTGACCTGTAGGGAAAGTTCTTTGTCTTTCGCCACCCAATCGTACATCACCGTCCAGTGCGGCATATGCTCATCCCTACAGATTTTCCGTAGTGGCTCTCCGTCACTTAGGCGCATGCAGATCTCTGCTGCAAGTTCTGGGGTGTATTTGCTCGGGCGGCCCACTTTCTTTTTCGGGGCTACGAGCGCGTTATCGGCCACCACAGGTAGATTGCCCTCAACTTGGTCGTTTGGAGGCTTCTGTGGCCGTCTGGACGGCTTGGCGGTAGTTTCTGGCATGGTGAATCCTTATTCCTATGCGGCCCAGTGTAACAAGTTGTTGGTGGCCGGTGCTGAACTCCGGCTTAGTGTCCTGACGTTTGCAGTGGTAGCCTATTGCATGTATTTCCCAACATGCCCGCTATTCCACGCACTTTGGGTCGTCTTTGTCGAACTGGACTTATATCCCAGCACCCGAGCGCATCAGCCTGCGCATCCACCAACACGGCTGAAGACTGGCTTGTTCTTGCGGCTCCGTCTATCACGGCAATTTCCGAAACCAATCCCCATGCGTGATGGTCACCCCTTGCGGGGGTGAGTCGTCAACTACTCTTGCGATGTGCCCATTACCCGGCGCTCCATGGCTTTGTTCGCAATCTTGAGGCTTTTAATTTCCTCTTTCTGGCGCTCCACGGTGCTGGTCAGGTGCTGTATCCGGCTCATGGCGCTATCGATCCAGTTCGATACTTCGGCTGGCATGTTGTAAACCTTGTCGGTTTTTGCGGGCTCGATTTTAATCTCGGGCAAAACCTTTGTGGTTTTCTTTACGGTTGCCATCTGATTCACCTCACTAAATCTGGCAGCCACGACATGCAGGCTACGAACAAAAAGAACATCGCCGCTATGAGCAGCTTGTCGCTGGTAGTTTCACTTTGCATTATATCTTTTTCCTTTTGTTGATGATGGATTGCGCCCACGGAACTACGAATTCGTTGTAGGGAATTGGGACCTGTGGCTCATGGAAAAACTTGCGGCTGTTGAGCGTATGTTCAACCTGAAACTTCTCAGGTTCTGCCATCTTTATGGCGTGGATCAGGTCATCCAGCTCAGGCCGGGAAATGTGCATATCCTCCCGCTTAGGCCGGGCAATTTCTTTCAGCATTTTTTGATGTTGTTCATGTAGCATTGTTTAACTCCTATGTCATTGCGGCCATTGCCCAATGCAAGTCGTTTAACTTGGGCGTGTTTTTTTTGAGGATCTTTTCTGCCTTGCGATAGTCGGATTTGTATTGCACTGCCAGTTTGTAGTCGCCGTTGACCACTCGGAACGGCACCCGCATCATGGCGCTGCTTAAAGCAGCCTTCAATCTGTCAATTTGTTCTTTTTCTTCAACGCTCATGTGTTCTCCTCGATTGTCTGTAATACCCAAGGACGTCACGCAACTCTGACTCAAGCGAATTAAGCAGTTCATCAAATGTGTCTGCATGACCTGTTGCCAAGTCAAATGTACCCATGATGCGTATTAGCCGTTCCAAACATTGAACGCACAACTTGCATTTACCATCCTGCGCTGGCTCATCAAGATACACACTCATTGGGTCAATCCGCTCACCATCCTTTGACCACGATGTGCCGTACATAGCGCGGTCTTCATGCATCTTCTTGTACTCCGCATCAAAGTCGGAATTGACTTTGTCCATTGCCGCTTGGCGCTTGGCTTGATAGCCGCCGCCCCACGCACCTTGCTTGCGGGCAAGGTCGTCAAACGCCTCGTCTTCAGGTGTTTTCATTTGCTTTTTCCTTTAGGTCACCCGGCAGCACTACGGAGCAATACTTCAGCTTGCTCCCGTCAACCAACAACACGTTGGTGGTCGCTGCGGCTAGGTTCGGACCGTATATCTTCTTCAGCGCATCCCACACTTTTTGTGCTTCAGTTTTCATAGCATTCCGTTTCGTAAAGTTATGCAGGTGCCCTCAATGAGGGTAATCGTGGCCTCGCCCTTCGCGGCCATCTTGCGTAGGTTGTCCTTCTGCGCGTCCACCGCGCTGCGGCATTGCTGCTCGGTTTTGTACCAAATCTGCGCTTGCATGAACTCGCAGTTGTTGTTCATGCAGACGAACAGGATGGGTATGAAGATGGTCTGGATCATGCTACCAACCCCCACACCACGCTGCCTAGCACGGACACAAACAGCAAGAAGAAAAGTATGGCGATTACGGTCTTCAACAAGTCGAAGAAAAATTCGCCACCGGAATCATCGTCGTCGTTCATTTCGCCCTCGCTTTGAGCATCCCGTCTGCCAATTCGTGGGCTTGCTTACACAGCAAGTCAAAATCCCAAATGTCATCTTTAAGCACTTGCATAGCCATCCCAGCGTACCAATCACGCAGGGTCATGTCGCGGGCAAAGCCGCCTGTTTTGCTCATCCATGTGGGGTCGATGGTGGTGGTGTCTTCTTTCATGCTTGCTCCTACTTGCGCCCAACAGGGCAATAAAACTCATCCACCAGTACAAACACTGGCGGCGCGACAAGACCCATAAAGACAATACCCATCACCAAGTTCCACGCGCTCACTTTGTATAAAAGGTGGGGGTCTTTATCATCTGCGATCCCGATACACGGACCGTGGTCCGTGCGTGTTGTGCAGCCGCTCAGGACAAGACAAAGAACGGCAAGTGCGGTAATTCGTTTCATGCTTGCTCCTTCAATTCATCTACTCGGCGCATCAATCGGTTGATGCGGGCGTCGTTGTACATCACCATGTGCGCGGCATAGTCCAATGCGGTCTCGGACTCCAGCTTGGCCCGCTGGGCCTGCATCAGCTCACGCGCGGCCATCTCCAACGGGGACGGCATGGTCAGCAAGCGCTTTGTCATGGCAATCATTTGCAGTGCTCCGTAAAGACGGCCAACACGTTACCGCACGGCGGGCAGATGGTCATGTAGCCGACCCAGAAGAACACCACTGTCACGGTGCAGCTCAGGCCGATCAGGGCCAGCGTGGTTTCGATCAATCTCATAGCATCACCCCGCTTCGTTTTGCTTGCCTAGAGGGCCTTCCGCCAAATTTCAGAACCTCCCACGAGTTCCTGCGGCATGTATCGGCCCGGATCATTTTGTTTTGGTACTCCATCGTGCAGTCATCGCAGATGGCCAATGTGTCCCCGGCCATATTGGCCAGCTCTTTCCACTCGACAAACTGTTCCTCGGAAAAGCATCTCGGTATGTCGTAGTGCGTCACGGGAAAAAATATGCGGCGTGCTTTGTTCATGATCAATGCTTCAGGTAGTCCAAAAGGCGCGCTAGGATCACCGTGTGCTCGTCGTAAGGGTGACGGCTCATCTGGTCCTCAAAAGCGTTCAGAATGAACGATACACCCGCTTCAAAGCCCTTCTCGTACTCCGACGGTGGTGGCGCTGGCTTAACGCAATTGCCATGCTCGGCGGTGAACATGTCCATGTGGCCAATCAAGTCGCTGATGGGCACAGGCATCTTGGGCGGTGACTGGGTAGCACCGCAGTGCTGGCACTCGTACGTGCCGGTTGCGGTGTTGATGACGACGTGATCAAATTTCATTTTGGGCATCCTTATCCTTCGTATACGGACATGCGTCCGGGGTTTTGCCATTCGGCAAACAGTCCAAATTTTTGCAGAGCTGCGTCCATTACGGGGTTAGTGTTTTCCCCACCCCATTGGTGGTGGTCGGAGTAGTAGTTGATCCACTTGTAGCTTTCGGGTTCTTCTCCGCTGATGCTGAAGTTGCCGTTGTCTTCGCAGTGCTCGTAGACCGGCACGCCCATCTTCTTCAGCAGGTTGTACGCCTTGATGTACTTGCGTTTCATGCTGTCACCTTTTTGGCCAGTATCTCTTGCAGCCCGGCCACCAGCGCCTGCGCCTCAGCGCGTGTGAGCACCGTGCTCATGCTGCCGTTGGTCCCGGCAAGGTACAGCCATGCGCTGTCCTCGTCCCACTCGCTGACATTGACGCGCACGCCATGTTCGGTGTTGATGACGGTTTCGATCTCTTGTTCCATGGTGTTCTCCTGTGTGGGTGTGTAAGAGGGGCCGGGCCGGTTAGAAGTTGTAGTCGTAAAACTTGACGGGCTTTTCGTTCAGGCGGAACTTGCGGCCATGGGCGTCTTTCCATCCTTGCTTGCCGAGGCGGATACGCAGAACTTGGTTGGTGGAGTTGCTCACAATGTTCCAACGCTGATCGCATTGGTTGGAGCAGTGGGCGGCAAAGCCGCCAACATGAAACTCCAGCTTGACGCTGTCATCGCGCTCGGCATCCATCTCACGCACTTCGATGGTTTTGTCACTGATAACCCGGACTACTTCGTAGGGGGTAACGTCGCTGTAGCTGTAATGGTTCGCATAGTTCATTTTTAGGTCCTAGTGGTTGGTTGCTGACGCCTCAATTATTACTCTAAATTACAGTAAATTGCGTTTTGCTTTGTAAAGATTGTGTAAAGACTACAGCGCGGTGAACCGGCCGAGGATGCTGGCCATGTTGGTCGGCGTGTTGTCCGCGTCCCACTTGGGCAGGTCCTCCGGCCACTGCAGCATGCGGGCGAGGGCTTGGTAATCCTTCTCGGTCAGGGGGATGTCCGTGTGGGCTTGGTCTTGAGTTTCTTCGTTCATGGTGTGTCCTTTCTGGGGCCGAAGCCCCGTGGTTGATTAGCGGCTGGTGACCTTGACCGTGAACACGGCGGTGGTCTTGGTATTGGCGGCAATTGCTTTTGGCACGTCTTGCTCTTCGTAGCCAATCTTGACTGCAACTTTTTTCCAGTCAGCCTCGACTTCGAGCTTGGCTGCAACCAGAGCCAGCCAGTCAATGCTGGAACGGTTGGATTCGATGTAGGTGGCTTTGAACAGGTCACCCTCGACAACTTTGTCGCCGCCCATGCTGGCGGAATCTTTGATGCCATCCTTGATGGCGTCGGCCTGCTTTGTCAGCTCGGCGATGCGGGCAAGCAGGTTACCCAGCAGGTCCACTTCGTTGATTGCGACTGCGGACATTTCGGTGTTGGTCATTGCGTTCATTTCACTATCCTTCGTTGTTGCCTGCCTTGCAAACCGTTTGCTTGGTCAGTACGGAAATTGTAACGAGGAATTACACCAAAAAACGCGCCGACTAAAAATTTTTCACAATAATTTCTATCGGATTCTCAAACTGATTAGTTTTTTTAATTCTGCTCTGGTGTCCTCCAGCAATTCGGGTTCTCCGTACCCCCAATGCTTGGGAAATCCTTTGGTGCCTAGCCCGTGGACGCCGGTTTTTCCCCGGTGGTGCTCAGGGCATAGAGGGATTACGTCCATGTGGCTGGCCCTGCGGCCACCGCCCGTTCCCTCCCGGGGGTGGTGCAGCTCTGCAGGAGTGCCCTCATGGCCCATCCGCCTGCAGACGGCACATCCCAACTCAGCCACCAGCGACATGTGCCGTTTTTCTTCTTGAGTGGCCATCAGACGGTCACCCGGCCTTCGGCGCGATCATTGGCGCATTGGGTTCGCCAGATCTCCACGCGGGCCTGTGCGGCTATCAGCTCCCACCGGAGCTTTTCTTCCGCCTCTACAGCGGCACGTAGGCCGTCTAGGAGCTGCCGATACTCCGGGTGGGCATAGGCATCCCTCTCTTGCGCTGAAATGGCGCTCTCGGCGCTTTTCTGCATCAGGATGGCTTTGAGGGACTTGCGGTATTCCTCGATGTACGTGCGCTCGGCTTTGGCCTTGGCAAACTGCTTGGCGTTGATCAAGATGTAATCAACGGCCTTGTCGGGATCTGTTTCGCGGTCTTTCATAGCATTTCCTCAATGGTTATTTTTAACATTCCGCCCAATGGAGCGGCCCAATAAATTCGCAGGTCTTGTATCTGCGAATCGTCTTCGTACACACCGGCATGGGCCAGCGAGTCAAGCGTGGCTTTCAGCAGGTTGTCCAAATCGCGTCGGCGCTTGTCTGGCCGGTAAACCTCCACCGTGAGCTGCAGGGGCCCGTCAAAGTGCTTCTGAGCCCTTTGCAGCAGCATCTGGTCGGCAACGGCTTTGCGGTAGTCCCGGCCAGCCTCGCTGATCAGCATCCGCCCTTGGAACGTGCGCCAATAGGTGTTGACCGACGGCGGCCACGGCAGGGTGATCTGCAATGGCATCATTGCACTGGACCCTTGGCCCGGCGGGCGCGGATCTGATCGGCCAGTTTCTCAATGTCTACGCATTCGTCGGCCATGCGTGCGCACATCTCGTTCTCCATGTCCACGGCCTGCCGGGCGGCATCAATCGCAAAGCTCATGATCTCAGCCTTGGCGTCTTCCAGCGCCCGGTCAAATTCTTTTTGCGTGAACATCTGCATGGTGTTGCTGTGGCCAAGGATTTGGCGGGCAAGGGGGCTAAGTTCTGGTTTGGTCATTTTTTCTCCTGTGTTATTTGTTTGACTCTGCGCTTGTGGGTGTAATACACCGCATTCGAAGTAAGACCAAATGTTTTTATTCCAACTTCGTTGCCCCAAAAATTTTTATCTTCTTCATCTCTGTGAGGAAAAACCCAACCTTTTTCCAAAGTAACCATAATCTCCTGAAACCATGGGCGCGCTTTTTCGTACTGAACGTCTACGCGATAAACCCATGGGCGCTGCAAAACAATGATCAGACCTTTGTTTAACTTGCCATCATCATCAATTCCATAAGTTTTTTTCATTTTTTATTCCTGTGATTGTTTTTTAATTTCATTGAGTACATGATTTTTGATGCCCTTGAACAGCTCTTCCTCGTCCAAGCGCTTCACTTCGTCCCAAGCCCATGCCTTCCATGCCGGTTCTTTGCAGAGTCGAACGTGGTCGGCAAACACCCGGGAGCGGATCTCGTCTGAATCAAACATTGAGCCGCAACGCTTCTTTAGCAAACTTGACCTGCAGCGCGCTACGCGGGATGCCGCGCTCGTAATCGCGCAGGATTTTCTTGGCCCACCACTTCGGGTCGTTGCTCATGTTGCGATCCTCGTCGGTCGTCACCGGCGCGGTGTACTGGCTTGGCCACACGCCCCAGCGGTGGTAGCTGCACTTCGGATTACCGGAATTAACCGACCATGGTTCGTTGCACAACGGGGTGCTGCACTTTAAGCTGTTTTCATCAATCTGATTTTTCATATTTTTTCCTTAATGGCTCATTCTCAATTTCATTTCTGCTATCTGCTTCCGGATCGCATCTGGCATCGGAGTCAGCTTGGGCTGGTGCTCGATCACGTCGTTTCTCGGGATCGATGGTGCATGCATGCACAATGACTTGAACTTCAAAGCGCTCGGGGGGAAGTCAGGGGGGCAGCAGTTAATCGCGTAATCCATGGTTGGACGGTAGGTCAAGTAGATACCCAATTGGTTCTTCCATTCCTGCCGGATCATCTGCGGGTCAATCCCATCCCAATGCCGGGCAAAGGACGCACCATAAATCGCGGACAGTCTGGCAAAAATGTAGTTGAAGCCGTCGTCTTCATCGCAGAAATTGTTCATTTGTCACCCCCGGCCAACAAAGCAACATCTGAAATTGCCGCATCAGCTTTTTCCCAAAACGGCTTTGGAGCTGTCAATCCTCGCGTCAGCACATGCATGTTTTTCGCAGCTTTCTGCGTCGGGGTCAAATGCTCAATCTTCGGAGCCATCCATTCGGCCTTGAAACCGGTCCAGCCACGCGCACAGCAGGTTTCCAAGGCCACCTGAAGGCTTACCCCTGCCTTTCGTGCTTCGCGCTCTATGCCGTCCACAGCAGTCTGGGTGACGGCTGCCTTTTTGGCTTTGCGAAGCTGCAACCAATCTTGCCAAACTGATTCCGTGACGCCGTCAGGCGGAGCGATGGCTTTCTTCTTTGGTACTGTGTCTTGTGTCTTGGGTATTGTGTTATGTGTAGCATTGCCTTCGGATTGCGATTGCAATGCGTTCGCATGTTTTGCCTTTGCCCAACGGACTTTGGCGCTTTCTGCGGCCTTCTCGGACTTCACGCCAACCTTGGAAATTTCCAGCAGCACTCGGGGCGAAATCCAACCTTCGTCGGTGCGTTGGAAATACTCCTGCAAAACGGTCGCAATGCTTTCGCTTTGCGTACGCATGCGGATCAACCGAGCAACATCGGCAGGGTCCGGCGGCAGTGGTTTCTCGTGGAGATAGGACCAATCCAGCATCCTGCGGTATGCAAGATCCTCGGTCTCGGTCAGGTGCGCCGTATGGCTCTGGTAGTCACCAATATTGAACTGGTAGTAATGCATCGTTCACCCCAAAATACACCCCAACAAAGGAAACTCCGGCGGCGGGGGTGTGACGCTTTTCGGCACGCTCATGACTTCGTGCCTAGCCGGGTTTCGCAAAATTCTACACCAATTTCTTGGGCCTGCCGCCAAGCCTGCCAGATTTTTGGTTTAACTGTGTACGGTCCTGTCTTTTAACAAGCTCCTCATCCAGCCATGGTAGATGATAGAACCCTTCTTTTAACACAAAAAATTCATCGAGCACGCGCTCGGACTCAAAAATGTCTAACTTTGTGATTCGTTTTATTTCACCCTCGGCGATGGGCTTCTCGGACATCCAGTACCAATCGAGCAGCCGCCGAAATGCAAGGTCCTCGGTGTCCACCAGATGGGATGTCTGGTTCCAGTAATCGGTGACGGGGAACTTGTACCACTTCATTTTTTGAACAGATCTGGCCGCAGGTCGCGGGCTGCCACGGCGCTGCGGGTGTACTTCTCGATGGCCACAGACAGCATCGGGCTGGGGCGGCGGCGGTTGGAGCAGAGCAGGGATAGCCACGTCCGGGTGATCTTGAGCTCGTTGCACATGCTGGTCTTAGCCCCTCTTGGCAGGGTCTGGAAATACTCACTAAGTGTCATGCGTTCTCCTTAAAGTTTTAATCATATCACGGCAAAAAACAATATTGCAGGTTGCTACAACCTCACGTTAAAGTGTGTTACAGTTGGGCTCTGTTTAACTTGGAGGCGCGTTATGAGTGAATACGAAGAGCTCGTCACTGAGCGAAAACGGATGCTGGAAGACGCCATGCACAGGGCCGAAATGGGCATGGCAACAGCACAAGATTGGGACATCCTGCGCTTTGAGTGTGGGCTGCCCCGCCGTGAAGTAATTTATTTTGAAAGAACCATCAATGATCATCAGTGCGAATAGCGACAACTCAGACTTCAAGCAAGTCCCAGCCGGGATGCACCTTGCGCGGTGCTACCGGATCACAGACCTTGGGACGCAAAAAAGCGAATTCCAAGGGCAAGTGAAATACAACCGAAAAATCATGGTGCAGTTTGAGGTTCATGGCGAAGATGCCGATGGCAGCCCGCTGCTCACGGACAAGCAGGAGCCTATGTCGGTCAGCAAGCGGTACACCCGTTCGCTTGCCGAAAAAGCCGCGCTGCGGGCCGATTTGATCTCTTGGCGGGGCCGGGAGTTCACCAAGGAAGAACTGAACAGCTTTGACCTAAAAAACATTTTGGGCGCATGGGCCATGTTGACCATTGTGAAAAGCACCAGCCAGAACGGCAAGGAATACACCAACATCGCCAACGTCAACCCGGTGCCCGCCAGCATCAAAAAGGCCGGTCTGCCGCAAGGCCACAACGAGCTGGTCGAGTTTGACATTGACAGCTTCGACCCGACGGTTTACGAAAAAATGTCCAAGGGCATCAAAGCCGTTATCGAAGGGTCACCGGAGTGGAAAGCACGCAAGGACCCGGTGCGCGCGCAGCCAGCCCCTGCTGGAAACGGCTTTGACGACATGGACGACGACATCCCTTTTTGATTTACGGGGGAAAGCGGATGCTGGATGGCGACGAGTACGAAAGCCTATGTTGCCAGTGCAGCGAGTACCCCACCTATTTTTTAACCACTGGAAAAACTCATGACAACTGAAACACCAAAACGTATTCAACGCAGTCGATTGACTCATGTCAATTCTTACAAACTTGTGCAATGGTTAAAAGACAATCCGGACATTGTTCGGACTATGACCAAAAGAGCATTAGCAGAAAAAGCATCTCAAGAGCTCGGATTTTCGGTTGATTGGTCTAGTATGAGTGACCTTGCAAGAGATTTAAATATTGAGATTGGACTTCCAAAAGTTATTCGTCAATCTAAAAAAGAAAAATTTAAAAATTTTACATTGCAGGAAGAAGTAATGAAATCGTTAATAAGGGAGATATTGATAAACCGCAAATGGATTGAAGTGCTATTGAAAAAAACATTTAAAAATCAAGAAGAATCTAATGCGGCTTTCAAAGAACTTTTTGGCTCCCCTGACTCAATAATTTTAAGAAGTGAACCTGTGCAAGCTCCATCGCAATAAATGGACATCCTTTCATCCCGTGGCCAAGACTCGCTCATGCACGAGCGGATTATGTCCATGTGGATTGAGACGGCTTGGAAGTGCCGGTACATCGAGACCCCAAAGGACTCACCGGCACTCATTGACGCAATCATCACCGACGAGCGCGGCGGAACTATGCGCGCAGTAGTGGAGACCAAATGCCGGTACAACTTAAAACTGGCGCAGCTTAAAAATTCATTTAACAACGAATGGCTTGTGACATGGACAAAAGTGCAAAACGCGATGCAGATAGCGACATCCCTTGGAGTTCCATGCGTGGGGCTGCTGTATTTGGTGGAAGAGAAAACCCTCCTCGTACAAAAGCTATCCGATCAGTATGGGAATTTGATGGCGAAGCTAAGAATCGAAAACACCGAAACGCAGGCAACTATCAACGGCGGAAAAGCCGTCAGGAATAACGCCTTCATCGACATGACCAACGCAAAAATTTATCAGATTGGAAAATAACGTGCAGATATCACAACCCCGAGCTTCTGAGTCAAATCACTGGTATACCCGTGACGGCATCCCCCGGTACACGGTCACTGGAAAGAATGGCCAGCAGCGCAATACGACGCTCAGAGACGCCCGCGTGCAGAGCTTGGTGCCCTCGGTCACCACTATCCTGAACACGGCTGCAAAGCCCGCCCTGACGGCTTGGCTCATGAATCAGGTGCTGATGGCCGCGCTGACTTTGCCTAAACGGGCGGATGAGCCGGACGAGGACTATTGCAA